ATTACTGGCGAAGAGTTGGGCGAAGCTGAAGAGGAAGGCGAAGAGGAAGGCGATACCTTTATTATAGATGGTAAAGAGTATACCGCTGAACGAATCGCAGAACTGGAAAGCGGGGAATTAAGACAATCCGACTATACCAAGAAGACGCAAGCGCTAGCTGCCGAACGTAAACAAGTGGGTGAATTAGTCTCAAAGCTTACGGACGTGATTGCGGGGTTTGAATCTTCAATTGATAGCGATGAAGCGGAACTTGCTCAGTTATTAGAGGATGGCGACACAAGCGAATACTTGCTGCGCCAGCGACAAATAGCTGATAAGCAGAAGAAGATTAAAGAAGCAAAAGCTGCGAAAGCTAAAGCTAATGCGGATCTTCAGACGCAAGAAGGCAAAATCTTGTTTCAAAGTATGAAGGCTTGGCATGATCCGAAAACTGGAGCGGCCCAGCAAAAGGCTGATGTTGATGCGGCAATGAAGTACGCGGAAAGCATTGGCCATACTAGCGAAACGCTATCACAAATTACTGACCATCGGATGATTAGGGCCTTGATTGATGCAGGCAAGAATAAGCAGCAAGCATCGTTAAAACCTAAGAAGAAACCAGCTAAAAAAGTTGTTTCTCGAAAGTCTCCAGGTCAGAAAAAACCTAAATCTATCGTTGAATTGTTTTACGGGAGTTCGTAAAAAATGGCTACTCTAGCAGGTAATCTATTGACGTTAAACGATTGGGCCAAGCGGCGCGATCCAGATGGCAAAACGTCTGCCATCATCGAAACGCTTTCAGAGTCGAATATGATTCTTGAGGATATGCTTTACAAAGAGGGTAATTTGCCTACCGGTGAGCAAACCACTATCCGTACAGGTTTACCAACTACTTACTACAGGCTTACCAACCAAGGGATCCCTAAGTCAAAATCTACAACTGCACAAATTGTTGAGCAGTGCGCGGAGCTGGTAGCGCTTTCAGAAGTTGATGAAACTATCGCTAAGCTTGAAGGCGATCTTGGTCAATTCCGTTTGTCTGAATCGGTTCCTTTCCTTGAGGCGATGAGCCAACAAATGGCACAAACGCTTTTCTACGGTTCAGCGGCTAATCCTGAGGAATTCGTTGGATTTGCTAACCGTTACAATGACCTTTCAGCAACCAACGCTCAAAACATTCTCAGCGCTGGCGGTTCTGGTTCTGATAACAGCTCAATATGGCTGGTTGGCTGGGGTGCCAAGTCTTGCTTTGGCGTATTCCCTAAAGGCTCTGCAGCGGGAATCATCCACAAGGATCATGGCCTAGACTGGGCATTTGATTCTAGTAACGACCGCTTTGAGGCTTACATCGACAGCTACAAGTGGTGTAATGGTCTAGTTGTTAAAGACTGGCGCTATGCTGTTCGTATTCCTAATGTTGATATTAGTGATCTTATCGGTTTAACTGGAACACAAGCGCTTTCAGCTTCTACCAGCATTATCAAGTTGATGAGCCGCGCCATTGACCGTTTACCTTCAACAGCCGGCGTCAACTTAGCGTTCTACGTTAACCGCACAGTGGCATCTCACCTGAAGATAATCGCTCTTGAAAAATCTAATTCCGCACTTTCCATTGAAAGCGCATTAGATCAATTTGGGCGTGAAATTCAAATGATGCGATTCTTGGGCGTTCCGGTTCGCATAGTTGACCAGTTGACCGAAACCGAAGCCGCAGTATCTTAAGGGGAAAATCATGATTCTTGACGGACAATTACAATTTTCAGATGACCAAGCGCTTACAGCTACGGCGGTAGGTACAAACGTGATTGACCTTAGCGTTGATCGTTCCATTGGCAACGGCGAGCCTATGGCTGTTGTTTTCAATATCGGCGTAGCAGCCGATCAGACCACAGGTGACGAAGACTACACTTTTGAGGTTGAGTATGCTTCTGATGCCGCCCAAACTACCGGACGCCAGTTGATTGGCCGCCGAGTGTATGAGTCTGGTACACCTACTGCACCAGCTCAAGATGCCGACTTGTTGGTGGTGGGTTATAAGGTTATTATACCCATACCGCCTACGGACTTGAGCGAGAGCGAGCGCTATATCGGTGTACGTTATACGCTTGCGGGTACTTCGCCAAGCGTCACTGTTAGCGCTTACTTGCAACCGCTAAGCATGATCGATGCCACAAACGATTACGCTACCGGCTATAGCATTAGCTAATGTTAGTTAAAGCTAATCGACTTGGCTTTTATGCGGGGCTTATCAGAAAAGAGGGTGACCAATTTTCGATAGGCTCCAAAAAAGAACTAGGTTCATGGATGGAGCCAGTTCAAAAGTCGCGAGCGAAAACAGTTAAAAAGGAAGCTCCAAAAGTAGAAAAACCCAGCGCTGAATAGGCGCTGGTTTCTTTTTAAGAGGTGTTAAATGGCTTTAGATACTTTTGATAATCTGAAAGCAAAGATTATCGACCAATCCCACCGAAATGATTTGACACCCGACCGGCTTGCGGATTTTATTCAGCAAGCGGAGCAAGAATTTTATGCTAATTCTATCGAGCCTCTACAAATTCGCGATATTGAGCAAACCAGCAATCAAGATACTGTTGTTGATAGCGGTGTACTGGCATTGCCTAGCGGTTATCAATCGATGCGCTCAATACTTATTGACGATAAATCAACAGATGCCCAGCAATATGAATTAACTTATTTGCCGCCAGAGGTGCTTGCAAAAGATAGCGCAAGCGGCACACCCTCATGCTTTACAGTAACCGATAAGATTGAATTTAATCGGCCTTGTGACGCTGTTTATAACGTTGAGGTTAAGTATTTCGGCAAACTTATAGGTTTAAGTGATGCCGCTACCACTAACGATATTCTAATAAACTTCCCTAACATGTATCTGTTCGGCGCATTATGGGCTTTGCATCAATGGGCTGTTATGCCTGATATGGCTGAATATTATTATGGTAAGTTCATTAATTCGATACGCGGCGCAAACAATGCCGACTCGTTAGGTCGTCACGGTCCAGCCCCAACTATAGAGTATGACGGTGTTGTTGTATGACATTCAAAACTATTCCAGTTGATGTTGTAGGCCAGTCATACCAGCACCGAAGCCGTTCGCTATCCTCTCAAGTGACCATGAACCTAATACCCGAGTTCACACCAAGCGGTCGAGCACAAAAAGCCTTAACGTGTTGGCCTGGGGATAAGGCGTTTTCATCTAATAACAGCGGCATTGATCGCGGGTTACATGTTTTTAGTGATCAGCTTTATAAAGTTACGGGCGGCACGCTTTATAGAATTGAGTCGAACGGCGTGAAAACGTCAATCGGTACAATTCTAGGTTCTAATCCTTGCGTTTTTGCCGATGATGGTAATTCTATGCGGATCGCCACAGGTTCGCGCGATTATATTTACGACGGTTCGACGCTGGCAGAAATAACAGATCCAGATTTAACGCCTGGCAACTCCGTAGCGTATCTCAATCAACAAATGATCAACGATTCTAGCGGTGGGCAGTTTCAGGTTTCCAATGTCGGCGACCCCGATAACATCGACGCGCTGAACGTAGCAACGGCTGAGAGCGCACCGGATGATACTGTGCGGGTTTACACGTTCAACGAACGCTTATACTTGTTTGGTGATCGAAACAACACAGAGGCTTGGTACAACAGCGGCACAGGCAACCCCCCGTTTGACCGCATCCAAGGCGGTACGATGAACATTGCCATCGGTGCGGTGTATTCCGTCGCTGCCAGCGCTGAATTTATGTATTTTTTCGGTTTCGATAAATCCGTTTACCGAGTCAGTGCATATCAAGCGCAGAAGATTACACCCAACGCCATTGCAAACACGTTTGAAAACTTCACAACAACTAGTGACGCAAGAGGCTATACATTAGCGTTCGAGGGGCAGTATTTTTACGTGCTCAACTTCCCGACTGAAGGACAAACGTGGTGTTACAGTGAAGCGGGTAACGCTTGGTTCCAGTTATCAACGGGTGCCGATCAATCAAATTACATTGGCACTTCTTACGCGTTCTGTTACGGTAAACATCTAATTGCTAGCGGTGGCGACGTTCGAGAACTAGACCTAGATACTTACACCAGTAACGGCCTCCCAATGATCCGTGAGCGAGTGAGTGCGCCGATTGTTGATCCGACCGGCCAACGCATCATGATGAACCGCTTTCAATTGATTATGGAAGTTGGTGTTGGTTTGATATCAGGCCAAGGCGTTGACCCGCATATCATGTTTGAAGCTAGTTACGATGGCGGCAAGAGCTGGACGAACGAGTCATGGATTGATATAGGCCGGATGAGCGAGGGGCGCATTAAAGTCGAGTGGTTCAATATGTCGAGCGCTTATGAGATTATGGTGAGGTTTCGTGTGAGCGATCCTGTTTTTATATCTGTTCATAGCGCGGCTATCGATATTCGTCCAGGTGGTTGGTGATGGCTAGAGTTGATCCGTTTCTACACCCGATACCTAGGGGGCTTTTAAAAGATGCTGAAACCAGAGCTTTTTTTGAGTACTTGATACGTTTTTTACATGACCTATGGAAAAGAACTGGGGGCGGTAATGACCTTATTGATCAAGGTAATTATGGGGATCTTAATAGCTCCGCTAGTTATCAAAGCGCTATTGACCAAGTGGCTGAAATTGTTAACAGCTACCGCGTTCAGGAACCCAGCGAGATAATTGGACACATTCAAGAGCAAGAATCGCCAGAGATACAGGGCGCTCCGATTCTTGAGCCTGTACGCTTTAACAATCTAGCAGCAGGTGGGGCAGCGCTTACAACGACCGGACCTGAGGTTGTTCTATGCTTCAATACAGCAGCAGCAACGGTCACGCTCAACGCTAACCCGCATGACGGGGAATCTGTTAAAATCAGTAGGCGCGATGGATCGGTGACTGTGAACGGTGATATAAACGGCAAGACATCAATACTAATACCGTCCAAGTATGATACTATGCAATTAGTATATTCCGCCGAGGCGGGGGAGTGGGCCATAGTATGAGTTATTTTG